CTATTACTTCATTTTATTATGGAACATATAACACTAGTGGAGTGGCATATTTCAATTCTTCTGGATTAATGGTTTCTACGGGAGCAACTAGTTCTAGTATTGATTATAGTAACTATATACTAACAACAGATAATTCCGGAATTCCAATCTGGTCCAATTCAATAGATGGGGGAGAATACTAATGTCAAAACCAACATCAAGACAAGAATTAATAGATTATTGTTTAAGAAGACTTGGAGCTCCAGTTTTAGAAATTAATTTGGATGATGATCAAATTGATGATTTGGTTGATGATGCCTTACAATACTTCAATGAAAGACACTTTGATGGTGTTGAAAGAATGTATTTGAAGTATAAAATTACTCAGGCAGATATTGATAGGGGTAGAGGAAATGGAACAAATGGTGTAGGAATAGTAACCACTACTGGATCTACAAATATTAGTGGTATTGGTACTACAACATTTAATTTTTACGAAACTTCCAATTTCATTCAAGTTCCAGATTCAGTAATTGGTATTGAAAAAGTATTTAGATTTGATACTAGTTCCATTTCGGGAGGAATGTTTAGTATTAAATATCAGTTATTTTTGAATGATTTATATTATTTCAATTCTGTTGAATTATTACAGTATGCTATGGTAAAAAGTTACTTAGAAGATATTGATTTTCTTTTGACAACTGATAAACAAATTAGATTTAATAAAAGACAAAATAGGATGTATTTGGATATTGATTGGGCATCACAAACTGTAGGAAACTTCTTGGTAATAGATTGCTATAGGGCATTAGATCCCTCCAGTTTTACCAAAATTTATAATGATAGTTTTATGAAAAAATATCTGACCGCTCTTATGAAAAAACAGTGGGGGCAAAATCTAATCAAATTCAGAGGAGTAAAACTTCCTGGTGGAATTGAATTGAATGGTAGAGAATTATATGAAGATGCTCAAAGAGAATTGGAAGATATAAAGCAGAGAATGACCATGGAATACGAACTTCCACCTTACGATTTTATTGGTTAATAATGGCACTTAATCCTTTTTTTCTACAAGGTTCTCCTGGAGAACAAAGACTTGTACAAGATTTAATTAACGAACACTTAAAAATATATGGAGTGGATGTAATTTATATTCCGCGAAAATTTGTAAGGAAACAGACTATTATCAGAGAAATTCAATCTTCCAAGTTTGATGATAATTATGCAATTGAAGCATACATTAACAATTATGATGGATATACAGGTCAGGGGGACATTCTTTCAAAATTTGGAGTAAGTTTAAAGGATGAACTTAGTTTAGTAATTTCAAAAGAAAGATTTGAAGACTTTATTTCTCCATTTTTAGAAACTAACAATGATAATGAAATCGTATTATCATCTAGACCTAGAGAAGGAGATTTAGTTTACTTTCCATTGGGAGAAAGATTATTTGAAGTTAAATTTGTTGAACATGAAGTTAATTTTTATCAACTAGGAAAACTTTATATGTATGAATTAAAATGTGAGTTATTCGAATATGAAGACGAAGTTATTGATACCTCAATTGAAGAAATTGATACCCAAATTAAAGATGAGGGATATATTACAACACTCCAATTAATTGGCGCAGGATCTACAGCAACTGCTACTGCTACAATTAGCACTGGATATGTGCGCCAAATATTTTTAAATAATGATGGATATAATTACACCTCAACCCCTACTATAGCAATTTCATCAGCACCGGTGGGTGGTCAAAATGCCACTGCTGTTGCTATTACAACTTCTAGAGCAGGAGTTTATTCCATCGAATCCATCATATTAACAAATGCTGGTGCAGGGTACACTGTAGCACCAACAATTTCTATAGTTGGTGGAGGTGGAACTAATGCAATTGCTACTTGTTCAATTGAAACCAGTAGAAATGGAATTAGTAGATTTACTATTACAAATCCTGGCAGTGGACATGTAAATTCACCGATAGTAAGTATTGCAGGATCTGTTGGTATCGGACAATCTGCCGTAGCTATGGCAATAGTTGGTGTGGGACAATCTATTAATTCAATTAGAATTATAAATCCTGGAGTAGGATATACTGTTGCACCTACTATTACAATTGCACCACCACCTATTCTTTCTGGGATTGGCACTTATAGGTTTAATGAAGAAGTAGTTGGATCAATTTCTGGTACTAAAGGAAGAGTTAAATCTTGGGATTTTGATACAAAAATACTCAAAGTATCTTTTGTGGATAATGCTGGAACAAAAGAGTTTTATCCTGGAGAATTATTAGTTGGTACAGCATCCAGTGCAATTTATTCTATACAATCATATGATACTTGGGATCAGTATGATAAATATAGTGAAAATATTGAAATTGAAAATGCGGCTGACGGCATTATAGATTTTTCAGAATCAAATCCATTTGGTACATTTTAATGTTAGGAACTTACTATTATCACGAAATTATTAGAAAAACTGTCATTTCCTTTGGAACAGTTTTTAACGAAATTTATATAAGACATAAAGATGCTTCGGGTGATAGTGTAAGTGAGATGAAAGTTCCCTTGGCGTATGGACCAATTCAAAAGTTTTTAGCGCGTATAAACCAACAACCAGAATTGAATAAACCAATTGCGATGACATTACCTAGAATGTCATTTGAGATGACTTCTATTCAATATGATGCCACAAGAAAATCTGGTGTCACACAAACGTTTAAAGCAATAGATGGCAATAATTTAAAAAAAGTTTTCATGCCAGTACCATATAATATTGGGTTTCAATTAAATATAATGACAAAATTGCAAGATGATGCTTTACAAGTTGTAGAACAAATACTTCCATACTTTCAACCATCATTTAATTTAACTGTAGACTTAATATCCTCAATCGGAGAGAAAAGAGATATTCCTATTGTTTTAGATAGTGTTTCTTTCACTGATGATTATGAGGGAGATTTTTCTACAAGAAGAATTTTAATTTATACTCTCAATTTTACTGCAAAAACTTACCTATTTGGTCCTATTGCAGACTCTACGGATGGTCTTATTCGTAAGGTACAAGTCGATTATTATAACTCCACAGATACTGCAACAGCAAAAAGAGAAATGAGATATACTCTCACCCCAGATCCAATTGATGCAAATCCTGAAGATGACTTTGGATTTAATGAAGTTTGGGAAACTTTTGGAGATTCCAAATCTTATAGTCCAACACAACAAAGAGATATTTGATAAATTATGAAAAATCAATATGACGGTTTAGATTCTGCCCTTAATATTAAAAGTGAAATTGTTGAAATAGAAAAAGTGAAAGAAGATTTGAATATATCTCCTATAAAAACTGATGATATTCAAAAAGATTATGAATATACTCGCGCCAATCTTTACTCCTTAATTGAAAAGGGTCAAGAAGCAATTAATGGGATTATGGAAATTGCTGGAGAAGGTGGATCTGCAAGAGCATATGAAGTTGCTGGACAATTAATTAAAAGTGTTGCCGATACGACAGATAAATTGATTGACCTTCAGAAGAAACTTAAAGATGTTGAGGAAGATAATGTTAAAACAACTAATAATGTTACCAACAATGCAGTATTTGTGGGATCAACTTCAGAATTATCAAAATTACTCAAGCAAGGTTTTCTAAATAGTAAAGAGTAATAAGATTTAACAGATGAATGAGCAATTGAAACCATATAAAACCGTGGAACAGATTGCTAAAAAGCATCGCCTTGAAGTTTCGTTTATTCAGAAGCAACTCGATATGGGTGCCCCAATTGAACACGAACATACCAAGAATCAAAAACTTGCTATCGAAATTGCTCTTCAACATTTAGATGAGATTCCAGATTATTATACTCGCCTGAAAAAAATGGAAGCATCTGCTAAAAAAGAACATAAAAAGTTCAAGGATGTTAAAATTAATGAAGAGGGTCTTCGTGCATGGTTTGGAAAATCCAAATCAAAAGGTAAAAAAGGAAAACCTGGTTGGGTAAATGTAGTAACTGGAGGAACATGTGCAAGCGATGAACCTGGAGAGGGAGTTCCAAAGTGTGTTTCATCTTCTAAAAGAGCAAGAATGACACCAGCACAAAGACGTTCAGCAGCAAGAAGAAAAAAAGTAGCAGATCCTGGACAACAACGTAAATCAGGTGCTGCAAAACCAACTTACGTTTCTACCGATAAACCAAAGAAAAAAATGAAAGAAGAATTTAATTTGCAAGAAGTAAAAGATAAACCTGGTAAAGGTAGTGGAACTAAAGATGCTTGTTATAATAAGGTAAAATCTAGATATGATGTTTGGCCAAGTGCATATGCCTCAGGAGCACTAGTCAAGTGTCGTAAAGTTGGCGCTGCTAATTGGGGAACAAAGTCTGAAGAAACTATAATTGATGAGGCACAAAAATGTTGGAAAGGGTATAAGAAAAAAGGAACTCAAACACTTTTTGGAAAAACATATAATCGATGTGTTAAAGCAAATGAAGAAAAAGAAATGATTAGATACTGCCCAAAATGTCAAAAAGACGAAACTAGAAATGAGTGCAAATATGGTCCAAGGTATTGGGATATGTTTTCCACCCCATCAGCATTAACAACTAATCAATTAAAATACAATATTGCTACTGTTCATCCTGGAAATTTCCCAGAGTCATATGACCATGAATATTCAATGGCACGTTCAGAACTCTCTACAATTATTGCAGCAGCAAAGAGACTTCGTAAAAAAATGAAGGGAGAAGGTAATATTGAGGCATGGGTACAATCAAAAATTACTAAGGCAGCAGATTATCTGGATAGTGCTGCAGATTATATTGATAGTGGTGAAATGAAAGCAGAAGAATACTCAAACTGGAGAGCAGATTTTGGATTATCAGAAGACTGGCAAAAAGTTAATCGTAAAGACAAGACTGATGGATTAAGTTCTGCTGCGGTTAAAGCATATCGTCGTGAGAATCCTGGTTCAAAACTCCAAACTGCAGTAACTGAAAAGAAACCAAAAGGTAAAAGAGCAAATCGCCGTGCTTCATTCTGCCGGCGCATGTCTGGGATGAAGGATAAACTCACCTCAGCAAAAACTGCAAGAGATCCAGATTCAAGAATCAATAAAGCACTTCGTCGTTGGAACTGTAACTAAAATGAAATCATTTCAACAGTTTATTTCAGAAAGCATCAATATTGCCGGTGATTTTAACGGCAATCTTTATATGAATTCTTCCGAACCAGAAACAGCAAACGAATCTTTTCTTGCTGATGTAGTTTGGAAAGGAAGATTATATCGTATGGAAGTTGAAGGAAAAATGATGGATAAAAATCAACTTGCAGAGCAACTACAAGGAGAATATCCTGGAGCGATTGTTCATAATATATACCCAGTAGAATCTACTTCTATAAAAATCAAAAACGCACAAAGATATAGACCAGAAAGATTATCGTGGAGTGAATGATTAATGGCACAATTTAATAAGAATGACCAGGACTTTCTAAATCAAGAAAGAACCCTTTTTGAAGTCAATATGATTGCCAATAAAAATGGCGAAGTAGTTACTGTTGATAATCCATTTCCAGTATCTCTTGGAAGTTCCAATATTACTATTAATGGAGATATTACAATTCCTGGAATAGTATCTGTTACAAGTTCTGCGGATAATCCAATTCACAATCACATAGTTGAAGTTGGGACAGGTGGAACATTAACAACTCCATATCTTCCAGTTGGGATTTCTACATTACTGAATACTGTATCAATTGGAAATACAGTATCAATCTCCAATACAAGTTTTTATATTCTAAATCCTGTTACTTCTGTAACCGTAGGTGGAACTGTTTCTATTGCCAATACAGTATCAATCTCAAATACAAGTTTTTATATAACCAATCCAGTCACAACAGTCGCAGTATCAAGTATTGGTTCTACTGTTACAGTTCAAGGAACAGTAGGAATTGGAACAACAGGGCAAGTATCAATCAACCTCAACAATTCACCAGTCAGCACCACAAATCCATTTCCTGTTACTGGAACTGTTGATATTGAATTACCACCAATAGCAACTGATGCATTTGGTCGTTTAAGAACTTCAACCCCACTTACACTTTTTGATAGTTCCCACAGATACAAGGACAATAATCTTTGGAGTGGTTTAGTTGTAGGAACTGGTTCAACAGTTGGATTTGTAACAGCACAAGGTTTAGTCAATATTAGTATAGGAACTACTGCTGGATGTTCTGTGATTAGGGAAACCACAAAAGTATTCTCTTATCAACCAGGAAAATCATTACAGGTATTGAATACATTTGTAATGAACCCACCAAAGACAAATTTACGTCAAAGAATTGGATATTTTGGTGCAGATAATGGAATGTATCTGGAACTTGACGGAGATACTTTGTATCTTGTAGAAAGAAGTTTATCTCTCGGAACGACAACAAGAGTTGCACAGGAAGAATGGAATATTGATACAATGCTTGGTGCAGGGCATCTCAATCCATCTGGTGTTACATTAGATATTTCCAAAGCACAAATTTTGTGGATGGATATTGAATGGTTAGGACTTGGAACAGTTAGATTGGGTTTTGTGGTTGATGGGAAATTTATTCATTGCCATTCATTCCATCACGCAAATTATATCACTTCAACTTATATTACAACAGCATCACTTCCAGTAAGATATGAGATTGCAAATACTGGAATTACAACCAGTGCAAGCACACTTAAACAAGTTTGTTCTACTGTAATTTCAGAAGGTGGTTATGA